GTGCTACAATTCTCTCAGTTCACACCCCCGACCGATGCGCCTCTCACCTGCCACCCGCCTCACCGACCGCCAGACCATCTGGGTTGCCTACCGCAACGACGGCAGTCAGTTCAACCGCCTGACCCCGCCTTGGGGAACGACTGCCGATGTGTGGGCAGCGCAGTTCGCTGAGGCACACGCCGCCCCCCATCGCTGCCCTGTGAGTGGGTGGGTCAGTCAGCAGGGGTGACCCGCCTGCCTTATGCGTGCGTTCGTGGGGGGCAGTGCCCCCGTCCGCCGCCGCCCGTTGGCGCGGGGCGCTAAGCGGGTTATAAGGGTTATAATGCCCCCGTATATAAAATCAATGGGTCCCCGTAAGCTATAAAGTCTTGCTTTTGCGACCTATTTCTAAAACGCATAATAAATTACACAGGGGGTATAAAAATTTTTTCGTGTGTAAAAACACTATATAAAGTCAAAACAAAATAACTTCAAATGAAAAAAAATCCCGGAGAAAATTTTGGAACAATAGAAGTTAATCCAATTAATGGAAATTATTATATTGAACTTCCAGAATGGATTATCAATGAGTTCGAATGGTATGAAGGAACAGAGATTAATATTGAGGTGGATAATCATTCGATTTTCATTACAGAGATAGATTGACATCCCCTACATAATATTGTATGATAACTGATGTAACTAAACTTTCTTATGGCTAAAGGATTTACTGTAAAAGCAAAAGCACCTACACCAACACAAGAAGAACAAGAATGGGATTATGACAAAGCCCGCGAAATGATTCGTGGAAAGTCAATTGTATTTTGTCTTCCTGGTAGAGGAGTTTCTTATACTTACTTAAAGAACTTTGTACAACTTTGTTTTGATATTGTACAAGCTGGTGGTAGTATTCAAATTTCGCAAGACTACAGTTCAATGGTGAACTTTGCTCGTTGTAAGTGTCTTGGGGCAAATGTTTTACGTGGACCAGATCAACTTCCATGGGATGGTAAGTTGAATTACGATTATCAATTGTGGATTGATAGCGATATTGTATTCAATACTGAAAAGTTTTATCAATTAGTTCTGTTAGATAAAGATATTGCTTCTGGATGGTATTGTACAGAAGATGGTCGTACTACAAGTGTTGCTCATTGGATGGAAGAAGATGACTTCCGTAACAATGGTGGAGTTATGAATCATGAAACACTCGAAAGTATCTCAAAGCGCAGGAAACCATTCACTGTTGATTATGCTGGTTTTGGATGGATTATGATTAAGCGTGGAGTATTTGAACATTCTGAAATGAAGTATCCATGGTTTGCTCCAAAGATGCAAGTGTTTGAATCTGGCGAAGTTCAAGATATGTGTGGAGAGGATGTATCATTCTGTTTGGATGCAAAAGAAGCAGGATTTGAAATTTGGTGCGATCCTCGTATTAGAGTCGGTCACGAAAAGACAAGGGTGATTTGATATGAATAACGAGTCTTACAGCATTTATTGTAAAGGGCGTAAGATTTACTCTCATTTGACACAAGAAGAATATTTCGATATAATGGAGGACCTGTCGATAGAGTATTATCAGACAGGATCTCCAAAACCAGAAGAACTTACAACTGAAATCATTAAGGAGGATTAGTTATGGCTATGCGTAAAGGTGGCGGTTATGTAGAAGGAGCGCCCAAAAAAACTCGCCAAGGTTCTGGTATGAATACTAAGTATGCAGCGTCTTCTCGTAATAAAGCGAGGAAGAAGTATCGCGGACAAGGTAAAGGATGAAATCATTGCTGTTTATTTCCGAAGATAAGGAAAAAGCACTGATACAAGAAATGACCTATCGCATTCAAGTATCGGGGATTGAAATTCATCCCTCCGATACTTGTTTTTTAATGATTTCTCCTGACTATTCTGCAGTTGTAACTCAGCATTTGTCTCATGCTCTAAGTATGAATCAAGAGATCTTTCATATTGAAGCAGTTAATGTGCCGTTTCCCGATGAAGATGTGGACCTTTATAGACAGGACTTCCTTGAAAACTATTCAAAATGGTTAAAACGATGGAAAAAGTTCGTTTTGATTGAAGCAGGAGTCATTCGTGGTGGTAACTATCGTTGGATTACTGACTTGATGCATGACAATTACTACACAGTTGCACTGTGTGAAAACGTTCATAGTAAATTCAAGAGTGATTTTGTCTCATTATACTATGATGACATAAAAGAAGACCTTCATTTTTGGTGGGAACGACCAAATAATCACTGGAAATTTGAGAATAAATAAATTTTTTACTAAAAAATTGAATTGAAACAACTTTCAATGGGTAAACACCTACTGTTAGAGGTGTATGATGTTCAGTTTGACCTTATTAATGACGTAGAATCTCTACAGAGCGTCATGATTAGGGGTATTGAACGTGCAAAAATGACAATTTTGAATACATTTTCACACTGTTTTATTCCACAAGGGTGTACGGTCGTGATTGCACTTTCAGAAAGTCACGTTTCTTGCCATACTTGGCCAGAAAACGGGTGTTTAGCAGTAGATGTATACACTTGTGGTGAGGGAAATCCAAAATTAATTGCTCTTGAGATACTCAAATACCTGAATTCTGACAATTATTCTCTTCGTGAAGTAGATCGTTAAATAGAAATAAGGAGATAGCAACCTCCTTTATAAAAGTTCTGTTTTATTCATTAAAACAGGAGCTAAAATGTCAAACTTACCAGTTGATAGGGATAGTAATTACATGAGAGAAATGTGGGGAACCACAAAATTAGCATCAGACTATGGTTCTTTAGAAAATAATCCACCAAAAAGAGTATTGACTGAGGTTATGCACGACCTTGCACCACGTCATGACCTTAAAAAACAAACTGAATTGCATGAAAAGATTCGTAACGATGAAGATTATGATGACTGGAGTTATGGTACAGAGCCAACATATGGAAATCCCTGGACATAAGTATAAATAATTTCAAGAAATTTCTTGACCAATGGCACCAAAAAAGATATCTAAAGGATTTAAAGACATTAGTTTATCTTTTGAGCCACATCCTGTCACAAAAGACTTGGCTATTATCAAAAATGAAAATGCAATTCGTCGCTCTGTAAGAAATTTAATCGAAACAATCCCAACAGAAAGATTTTTTAATTCTAGTTTGGGTTCTAATGTTCGTTCAAGTCTTTTTGATTTTGTTGATTATGGTACTGCAACAGTTATTGAATCGCAAATTATATCAACAATTGAAAATTTTGAACCTAGGGTTGATAATTTAGTCGTAAATGTTGAGCCATCTCCGGATGATAATGCATTTAACGTTAATATATTCTTTGATATTGTTGGTCAAGACTTCCCGACTCAAGAATTTACATTTCTATTAGAGGCAACAAGGTAATAATATGCCTTCTACTAAATTTACAAACTTAGATTTTGATCAAATAAAGATTTCCATAAAGGATTATCTCCGTGCAAATTCTAATTTCACGGATTTTGACTTTGAGGGATCTAATTTCTCTGTCCTGATTGATACTTTAGCGTATAATACGTATATAACGGCATTTAACTCTAATATGGTTGTGAATGAATCCTTTTTGGATTCTGCAACATTAAGAGAAAATGTAGTATCTTTAGCTAGAAATATAGGTTATGTACCACGCTCTAGAAGCGCCGCTACGGCAGTTGTAAGTTTTAATGTAGAAACAGACGTAGATACATCTACACTAACCTTACAGGCAGGTTTGGTGTGCACTGGAACTGAAAATAATACGAATTACGTTTTTTCAATACCCGAAAACATTACCACATCAGTAGTTAATGGTGTGGCATCTTTTAATGACATTAAAATATATCAAGGAACGTTCCTCCAAAATACTTTCTCAGTAAATGGATCTTTAGATCAAAGATTTATTTTGAACAATTCATTTATTGATACATCAACTCTTGTGGTTAATGTAATACCACAAGGGCAAACTAGTGGTAAGCAATATTCTCTTGTAAATAATATTATATCTGTAAAACCCGGATCTGAAGTTTATCTTATACAAGAAGTTCAGGATGAAAAATATGAACTTCTTTTTGGAGATGGATTTTTTGGTAAAAAGATAGATAATGGATCTACTATCTTGGCATCTTATATTGTAACCGATGGAAAAGATGGAAATGGTCCAGCAAACTTCACTTATCAGGGAAGAGTTCTATCTGCTAACAATGCTACAATTATTCCCACAAATACCATTACTGTAACTACGACTTCCAAAGCAGCAAATGGTAGTGATATTGAGTCAATTGACTCCGTTAAGTATTTTGCCCCTAGATTATATTCATCACAATATCGTGCAGTAAGCGCCAGAGATTATGAGGCAATCATACAAGACATTTATCCAAATACAGAGTCTGTTTCTGTTATTGGTGGAGAGGAAGTAGATCCTCCACAATATGGAAATGTTTTAATTACGATTAAACCAAGGAACGGGGATTATGTTTCTGATTTTGATAAGGAGCAGATTCTATCAAAACTAAAGCAATATTCTCTTACGGGAATCAATCAAAAACTTCTAGACCTTAAAGTTCTTTATGTTGAGATTGATTCATCAATTTATTATAATACTGCCGAAACTTCTAACGTAGAAAATTTGAAAACAAATATTATCTCTACTTTGAATGAATATTCCTCATCAAATATTAATAAGTTTGGAGGTAGATTTAAATATAGTCAGGTATGTAAAGTAATTGATAATGTTGACAATTCTATTGTATCTAATATCACTGGAGTAATTATTAGAAGAAATCTTGTTGCACTCATAAATCAAAATGCACAATATGAATTATGCTATGGAAATGAGTTTCATATTAAATCAGATGGATTTAGTATAAAGAGCACTGGATTTAGTATATCTGGAAAAAATGGAATATTTTATTTAACTGATACTCCAAATAAAGATAGCAGTGGAAAACTGACAGGAACTGGAATAATTTCTGTTGTTGGTGATAAAGATGCACAAGGAAACTACCCTGTTGAAATTAAGTCTGCTGGAACAGTAGATTATAAGAAGGGTGAAATTATGTTAAATCCAATTATCATTTCTTCGACAGTTAAATCTAACAATGTAATTGAAGTTCAGGCATATCCAGAATCAAATGATGTGATTGGACTTAATGAATTATATTTAAGTTTTTCTATCTCTGATAGTAAGATAAATATGGTTAAAGATACAATTACTTCCGGCGAAAAGATATCTGGAGTCGGATATAAAGTTACTTCAAGTTACTTAAACGGAGAACTAAAGAGGGTATAAGATGATACAAACTGGGGTTGATAGAAGAGTACAGGTACAGCAATTAATTGACAATCAGTTACCAGAATTTATTTTATCTGAAAGTCCAAAGGCAGTAGACTTTTTAAAACAATATTATATTTCTCAAGAATATCAGGGAGGACCATTAGACCTTGCAGATAATCTTGATCAATATCTTAAGCTTGACAATTTGACGCCAGAAGTTATATCTGGAACAACAACTTTATCTGCTAATATTTCCTCGGAAGACAATAGTGGTATAGTTCTAGTTTCCTCCACAAAAGGATTCCCATCTCAGTATGGATTATTTAAAATTGATAATGAAATTTTTACATATACTGGAATTACAGAAAATTCTTTTACTGGATGTATACGCGGATTTAGTGGTGTAACAAATTACAAATCAAAATTAAATCCAGAAGAGTTAGTTTTTGAAAAGACAAAGCAAGAATCACATACTTCGGGCACTACTGTAATCAATCTAAGTTCTTTATTTCTCAAAGAATTTTATAAAAAATTAAAATATTCCCTAACACCTGGTCTCGAAGATGTAGACTTTTTTCCTGGTATTAATGTCAATAATTTTATTAAGCAGGCAAGAGACTTTTATCGTTCAAAAGGAACTGAAGAATCTTTTAGAATTCTTTTTAATCTTTTGTATGGTATTAATCCAAAGGTAGTAGATTTAGAAAGTTATCTTATAAAACCATCTTCCGCAAGATTTTTGAGGAGAGAAGTTGTAGTAGCGGAAGCAATTAGTGGAGAAGCTAATAATCTAATAGGTCAAACTATTAAAAAATCTTCAGATGAAGATACTCAAGCAGCAGTATCTGAAGTTGAAATTTTTTCAAGACCAGGAGTAGGTACTTTCTACAAACTTGCACTATTTGTTGGATATAATGAAAATACTGGTGTTCAAGGTACATTTGAAATTCAACCAAAAACAAAAGTAGTTCAAAAAGTACCTGTAGGATCTTCTGTAATCACTGTAGACTCAACGATAGGATTTGAATATTCCGGAACTTTAATATCTGGAAATAATACAATTAAATATACCGATAAGACTATTAATCAATTTCTTGGATGTCAGGGAGTTGTTGAGGAAATTCCAACAAAAACTACAATTAAGAATGATGAGTATTATTATGGATATGAAAATGGTGATAGGACTAAAGAGGTTAGACTTCGTTTAACTGGAGTATTGAGTGATTATCAATCTGTAGTTGATAATTCGTTGGTAGATGAGAATCAAAAGATTTATGTTAAAAATGTTGGTGAAAAGATTTCAAATAGGGGAGAAAGTAATAACTACAAGGAAATTTTTTCTAACTCCTGGATTTATAACACAAGTTGTAGATTTGAAGTAAATTCTATTAATGGTTCCAGTTTTAATCTTAATAGTGAAGTTGATAAATCTCAACTTAAAATAGGAGATACTGTCAATATTCTAAATGGATCTACAGAAAATGTATTACATTCTAACGCAATAGTATCTAATATACTTGAGGAAAATAATCAAATACTATTAGATAGTTTAAGTGGATTTGATTATATTCCTGGAGACATTTATACAATAAGAAGAAATTTAAATACAGCAACTAGTTCTGTAGTTCCTATTTCTCAAGGAAATAATGTAATTACTAGTGATGTTCAGAATGTATATAATGAAAATGATGAGTTCATGTATGTTGCTTCTAACTCATTACCTTCAAATGAAATTGATAAAAATATTATAAAATCAAGTATTCAGTCCGCAATAAATGGAACTAATTTATTAGGATATAGTGAATCTACGGAAAAATATTCTATAATTGCTTTCCCTCAAAGTGTTCCTTTTGTAACTGGAGATGAAGTATACTATAAACCAGAATCCATAGCATTGGATGGACTAGAAGAAGGAACATACAATGTGAAGGTTCTTTCTCCAAATAATACAATATCTCTGTATAGCGCAGAATCACTAATTGATGCTAATACTCCAGTAGAATTTAAATCTGTTGGCTCAGGATCTCATTCATTTATATTAAATTATCAGAGAGAGGAAGTTTTATATCCACAAAAACTTTTGAAAAAATTCCCATTAAAGGGAAATATTAAAGATGGAACTTCTATTAAAACTGAAGTTGGTACAGTTGGAATGCTTGTGAATGGTGTTGAAGTTTTAAATTACAAATCATTAGATAAAGTTTATTATGGTCCCATCTCCGATGTAAGAGTTTATAACTCTGGTAGAGATTATGATGTTGTTAATCCACCTAGTGTTATTGTAAGTAATCCAAATGTTAGTGGAGGGACAACAGCACTTATTCAACCAGTAATTAGTGGAAGTGTAAAAGAAATTCTTGTAGACCCACAAAATTTTGATATTGAAAACATTAATTCAATATCAATTTCTGGAGGTAATGGTTCAGGAGCTGTATTGCAACCAATTATCGAAAAAAGGAATAGAGAAGTATTCTTTAGTCCAAAGTCTACTACAGAAGGTGGTGGTGTTAATGTTGTAAATGATACTATAACATTTAATAGTCAACATTATTTTACCGATGGAATGTCAGTTGTCTATGACAATAAGGCAGACAATTCAATTCCAGGAATTTCCACTATTGTTAACGTTGGTATTGCCACAGCACTTGGAAGTACTAATAACAATAATGTAAATAAAACTTTAGTGCAAAATTCTGTATATTATGTAAAAGTATCTGGAAATTCTAACGTTGGTATCAATAC